GGCGCCGATGTCGGTGCGCATTTGCGCGCCCTTGAAGTGGATCTTCGCGGCGGCCTCGTAGGCGCGGGCGCGGGCCTGGGCGGGCGATTCGCCGACGGCGGTGATGTTGAGGACGCGGCCGCCGGCGGTGGCGAGTTTGCCTTCTTCGTTCTTCTTGACGCCGGCGAGGAAGACCTTGACGCCCTCGACTTTTTCGGCCTGGTCGATGCCGGTGATGACGGCGCCGGAGACGGGCTTGCCGGGGTAGCCCTGCGCGGCCATGACGATGCAGCAGGATGCGGCGGCGGATTCGTGGGACCAGCGGATGTCGGCGTCCTCGAGCTTGCGCGAGCCGCAGGCGAGGAGAAGGTCGAGGAGATCGGACTCGAGGCGGACCATGAGGGCCTGGCACTCGGGGTCGCCGAAGCGGCAGTTGTACTCGAGGACCTTCGGGCCGGCGGGGGTGAGCATGAGGCCGGCGTAGAGGACGCCGCGGTAGTCGATGCCGTCGCGGCGGAGCGCGTCGAGTGTGGGGACGAGGATCTCGGACTCGATCTGCTTGAGGAGCTCTTCGTCTTTCTCCGGTCCGCCGCCGGAGAGGCCGCCCGGGCAGACGACGCCCATGCCGCCGGTGTTGGGGCCGGTGTCGTTGTCGCCGAGGCGCTTGTGGTCCTGGCAGGGCTCGAGGACGTAGATGGCGCGGCCGTCGGTGAGCGCGAGGACGCTGACCTCGCGGCCCTCGAGGCGCTCCTCGATGAGGACGGTGCGGCCGGCGTCGCCGAACTCGCGCTTGACCATGATGCGGTCGATGATGTTGAGCGCTTCGGCGAGCGAGGTGGGGAGGAAGACGCCCTTGCCCTTGGCGAGGCCGGAGGCCTTGATGACGGGGAGGTCGTCGTGGCGCCTGGTGTAGGCGGCGGTGAGGGATTTGTCGGACTCGACGCGGCGCCGGATGAAGGTGCGGCGGTCGGCGGGGTCGCGGTAGCGGGAGGCCTCCTCGTAGAGGGCCCTGAGGGCGTCGTCGTCGTGGATGCGGCTCTCGATGTAGGCGCGGGCGCCTTCGGGGTCGGAGAAGATGCGGCCCTCGGCGGTGGGGATGGAGGCGGCGCGGAGGAGCTGCTTGCACCAGGCCTTGTCGGACTCGAGGCGCGCGGCGGCCTGGATGGGGCCGAAGACCGTTCGACCGGGAGCGATGAGGGCGTCGGCGAAGCCCTGGGCGAGGGGTTCCTCGGGGCCGATGACGACGAGGCCGATGTTGTTCTTCTCGCAGAAGCGCTGGAGGCGGAAGATCTGCTTGATGTCGACGGGGACGTCGACCGGCGTGCCGAGGGCGGCAAGGCCGGGGTTGGAGGCGTCGGAGAGCCAGAGCCGGCCGAGGCGCGGCGATTTCGAGAGCTTCCACGCGAGCGCGTGTTCCCGGCCGCCGGACCCGATCAGGAGGACGTTGATCTTGGATGGGAAAGAGGACGAAACGGAGGGGCCGCCGGCCGTGGTCATGGGCGATGGTAGGGGAGCAGGGGAAGGAAAAAGGCCCGCCCGAGACGTTCGGGCGGGCCTGAGTGGTCCGCACATTTGGATGTGCGGAAATGCTCGACGCGCGAGAAGGATCGCATCTCGTTCAAGGAGGCGTGCGAGCCAATCGTCGGGGGCGTGTCGGGAGCGAGCCTGCCGGATGTGCCGCGGTATCTGGAGATGGTCGAGTACGTGTGCGGGAAGGTGTGATGGGATCCGGCGGTGTTCCGCGGGTATCGGCTGGACATCGCCTGTTCGGTGTACGGGGGGCAGTACATGTTCGGATTCGCGCTGCCGGACCCGCCGGAGGGCCGGACGGCGCCGACGTGACGGGACTGGTTTGCCGATGGGGCGAGTCGCGAGGGGGCTCGATTGGCGGGCAGGAATGGATAGTCCGCGGCGAGGGGCGCGGCGCGCGGCGAACTCGCGGTCGGAAACGACGCTGCGAGTCGGAGCATGCGCGTTGAAGTGGGGGTAGAAGGGGCTACCATCGGGCATAGATTGCGGGGTAGAGCAGCCTGGTAGCTCGTCGGGCTCATAACCCGGAGGTCGTAGGTTCAAATCCTACCCCCGCTATTACCGGGCCGGTTGCGAAAGCAGCCGGCCCCTTGGTTTTCAGGGAACGCCGCCGAGAGACCTCGGCGGCGTTTTCGCTTTTTGGCCCACGTTCCGAATGGTTTGGTGACCGGGTGTGGAGCGGGGCACGTCTCTGCCGGGCACAGGGGCATAACCGGCGTCTGGCCGCGGCGGGCCCTTAGGGTCAGATTGGAGCCAAAGTCTCTCCAAGTCTCTCGGTAGGACGAGCCTGGGTTAAGAGGCTTCCGCGCTCGCCGAGGCGTGCGCGAGGAGGCCCATCTGGCTTGCGATGCGAGCGCAATGGCCCACGGCTCACGACCTCCCGGTTCACGCCGCGGGCAGGGGGCAACTTCTCCGCATAGGGAGCCACTGATGGGGGCACGCCACGCGCCTCAAACCGTCACTGGAGCCGCATCGTGCGAACGCAGAATCCCGAGACCATGACGCCCGCAGATCGCGACGCTGAGGTCGCAAGCATCTTGGCCCGCGGCCTGGTTCGTGCCGTTCATGCGAAACGTTCGCGTTCCACCCGGGACATCGACGAACCGGCGAAATCTCTGGCCGATGGACTTGAACTTCCGACGCATGCGGACCTCAGTGTCTCCGCGCGGCCCCGGGGTTAGGGCTCCGGGCCGATGCGATGAGGATTCCACATGTCCGATGCGATTCAGCAACAACTTGACGCACTTCAACGGATGACCACCGGCGACCTCGTTTCGCGGTACGAGGAGCTGCTCGGGCACGCATGCCGCACGCGGCACCGGGCGTACCTGATCCGCAAGATAGCATGGCGCATCCAGGCCAACGCGGAGGGCGACCTCACCGAACGGGCGAGGCGTCGTGCGGCCGAGCTTGCCGACGATGCCGAGATCCGCACGATGGCCCCGCGATCTCTCGTCTGCCCTCCCCAGCCGGGCGAGATCCGTACGCGGATCAGGTCGCTTGACCCTCGTGGTCAGCGCGATCCCCGACTCCCGTCTGCGGGCTCCGCGATTGTCCGCCAGTACAAGGGCCGCACCATCCGCGTGCTGGTGCTCCCCGACGACGAGGGATTCGAGTTCGACGGCAAGCGATACCGCACGCTGTCGGTAATCGCCAAGAAGGTCACCGGCCAACACATCAACGGGTTCCGGTTCTTCCAGCTCGGAGGTGCTCGGTGAGCAAGCGTCCACAGACCTCCAGCGCGGGGATGGAGCGGCAGCGTGGTGCCGGGACCGCTCCGCCGATCCGCTGCGCCATCTACACGCGAAAGAGCAGCGAGGAAGGCCTCGACCAGGAGTTCAACTCCCTCGACGCTCAGCGTGAGGCGGGTGAGGCGTACATCGCCAGCCAACGGAACGAAGGCTGGGTCTGCCTGCCTGACCGATACGACGACGGAGGCTTCTCCGGCGGGAGCATGGAGCGCCCGTCACTGGAGCGCTTGCTCAGGGACATTGAGGCGGGCAGGATCGACTGCGTCGTGGTCTACAAGGTGGACCGGCTCAGCCGGTCACTCATGGACTTCGCGCGGATCATGGAGGCGTTCGATCGCAAGGGCGTGTCGTTCGTCTCCGTGACGCAGCAGTTCAACACGACCAGTTCGATGGGCAGGCTGACGCTCCACATCTTGCTCTCGTTCGCGCAGTTCGAACGCGAGATCATTGGCGAGCGCATCCGGGACAAGATTGCCGCCCAGAAACGTCGCGGCAAGTGGGCTGGCGGCGTGCCCGTCCTTGGGTACGAGGTGGACCGCTCCGGCGGAAGCCCCCGACTGGTGGTGAACCCGAGAGAGGCCGCCCGAGTTCGGGAGATCTTCCAGATCTATCTGGACTCCGGATCGCTCCAGCGGGCAGTGACCGAACTGAAGCGCCGAGAGTGGGTGAACAAGCGTCTCGTCGAAGGAGCGTGCGCTGAGATCGTCGATCACACCAAGGACCGCAGCGCCACGCTGATCTTCTCGTCGGGCATCCGCCACGGGCAGCACATCGTCGATGTGCTCAAGACCAAACACGGGGTCGAGTGCGGCTTCGTCTCCGGCGACACGCCCGACGGCGTCCGCAGCGCCATCCTGAACCGCTTCCGCGCGGGCGGCCTGAAGTACCTCTGCAACGTCAACGTCCTCACCACGGGCTTCGACGCGCCGCACATCGACTGCGTGGCGCTGGTGCGGCCCACCATGTCGCCGGGTCTGTACTACCAGATGGTGGGCAGGGGCTTCCGCCTTCATCCGGGAAAGGCAGATTGCCTCGTACTGGACTTCGGCGGCAACGTGCTCCGGCACGGGCCGGTGGATGCCATCCGCATCTCGACTGATGATCGCGGCGACGGCGAAGCACCCGCCAAGGAATGCCCGAACTGCCAGGCCCTCATCGCCGCGGGATACCAGACGTGCCCTCAGTGCGGACACCAGTTCCCCGAGCCCAACAAGCAGCAGCACGAGGCCAAGGCCAGCACCGAAGGCATCCTCAGCGGCCAGACCACTCGTGAGGAGCATCGAGTCAGCGAGACGACGTACCACGTGCACTACAAGCGCGGTGATCCGTCCGCGCCGCTGACGATGCGGGTCGAGTACCGCATCGGCTTCAACCGCTACTTTCGCGAGTGGGTCTGCTTCGACCACACCGGGTACGCCCGGACCAAGGCGGAGGCCTGGTGGCGTGCCCGCTCCGTTGAGCCTGTTCCTGGCGGCACCGAGGAGGCGGTCGAGATGGCCAAGGCCGGGGCGCTCGCCCCGACGCTCTCCATCACCGTCGAGAAGAAGGCCGGCGAGCAGTTCGAGCGTGTTACGCAGCACGTGCTCGACGACAAGCCGCCGCGTCTCGACAGCGAAGAAGGCCTGCCGGACCGGTCGCCGGAGCCCGCGGGCATGACGTACGGCATCCCCGACGACGAAATCCCCTTCTGAACAAGGAGTACCGCATGATCACGATCACGATCGAAGAGACCGACAAAGACGGGCAATTGGTCGATCGGCACATGGCCTCCGCGCCCATCGACAAGAATGACGCCAAAGGCATCGGCTCGTTGCTCGCGCGAACTGTCGGCGGCCTGATGTACCACACCGAGCCTCGGGCGGAGATCCCGCTGCTGATCGCGGCCGCCGGGACGCACCGAGCCAGCTCATGCACACGGGCGATCGGGCACGCCGCTGGTCTGGCCACCGGGACGTACGGCTTCGACCTGGCGATCAAGCCCGTGATCGAGATCGACCGCCTGTTGGACTACCGCGCCAGCAAGCGCGACCGCGAGACCGCGGCGCAGACGCTCAAGATCATGGGCGCCACTATCCGCCGCCGCGAGGACAACGACTAAGCGATGAGCGATGGTCCCTCCATCTTGCTCGAGTCGGCACGCACGTACTTCGCCCGCGGGTACGCGGTCATTCCTGTTCCCGCGCGCAAGAAGATCCCCGTGCTGAAGGGTTGGACGGACCTGCGCCTCTCCGAGAGCGACTTGCCGGCGCACTTCAACGGCACCGGCAACATCGGCGTGCTCTTAGGAGAGCCGAGCGGCTGGCTCGTGGATGTGGATCTCGACTGCGATGAGGCGGTGGCGCTTGCACCCAAGTTCCTGCCGCCGACGGGCGCGATGTCGGGACGGCCGGGCAAGCCCGCGTCGCACTGGTGGTACGTGTGCGAGGGGGTGAAGACCCGCAAGCACCAGGACCCGGTGTCGAAGAAGATGATTGTGGAGCTGCGGAGCACCGGAGCCCAGACGGTTGTCGGCCCGAGCATCCATCCGAGCGGTGAGCCTTACGACCCGCTCGATGGCGAGCCCGCCGTGGTCGACGCCGGGGAACTAGCCGCCGCAGTCGCGGCGCTGGCCGAAGCCGTGACCGAGGCCCGGCACGGGCGCAAAGATGCGACTGTTTCCCAGCCCCCGTCGCAAGGAAGCGATCGCTTCCAAGCGGGGGACGCCGTGCTCCGCCGCGCCGCGGCCTACCTCGACCGCATCCCGCCAGCGATCTCCGGCTCGGGCGGGCATGGGCAGACCTATGCGGCCGCGACGGCGATGGTACACGGGTTCGGGCTCGACCCCGAGGCGGCGTACTCGCTGCTGTGGGATCGGTACAACCCGCGGTGCGATCCGCCGTGGTCGGAGAAGGAACTGCGGCACAAGGTCACCGATGCGGCCAGCAAGCCGCACGACCGTCCGCTCGGCTGGCTCCGCGATGCTCAGAAGGCCGAGGATCTGGGCGGCGTTGACCTGTCGGGATTCATGGCAGCGCCGGCGAAGGCGAGCGAGGAAACGGCCGCTCCGGACGAGGACACGCCGGTCGATCCTGGCCCGCTCCCCGAGCGCTACCTCGCTGTGCCGGGGTTCATCTCCGAAGTCATGGGGTTCAACAAGGAGACGGCGCACCGCTGGCAGCCGATGCTCGCCCTCGCTGGTGCGATGTGTCTGCAGGCCGTGCTCGCGGGCCGCAAGGTCCGCGACGAGCGCGGCAACCGCACGAATCTGTATGTCGTGTGCCTCGCGGGCTCTGGCTCGGGCAAGGACAACGCCCGGCTCATCAACAAGGCGGTGCTCTTCAAGGCGGGTCTCAACGGGCTCGAGGGCAACGAGGATCTCGCCAGCGACGCCGGGCTGGTCACCGCCGTCGAGGCCGAGCCCGCGATCCTGTTCCAGATCGATGAGTTCGGGCGCTGGCTCCGCACCATTGGCGACCCGAAGAAGGCCCCGCATCTGTTCAATGTCATCTCGACGCTCATGAAGATGTACTCGTCGGCGCGGAGCGTCTTCAAGGGCAAGGCCTACGCCGACGCCAAGCGGAACAAAGTGATCGATCAGCCGTGCGTCTCGCTCCTGGCGACGACCGCGCCCGAGCACTTCAAGCACGCACTCACGCCCGACGCCATGAGCGACGGGTTCATGGCCCGCCTCATCGTGTTCGAGACCGGGGAGATGCCGCCGCGCGTCTGGCAGCCCGAGAAGGACCCGCCGCAGGCGATCGTGGACGCGGCCGCCTGGTGGGGCGAGTTCAACCCCGGCGGCAATCTCAGCCGTGAGCACCCCAAGCCGATGGTGGTGCCGACGACCGACGAGGCCCGCACCGTGTTCAACCGCCTCGCGGCGCTCGCGGACGCCGAGATGGAGCGCCCGCGCGAGGATCTGCGGTCGATCTGGGCCCGCGTCGAAGAGAAGGCGTGTCGCCTGGCGTTGATATACGCCTGCTCCAAGAACCGCGAGAAGCCGGTCATCGATGCCGACGCAGCGGAATGGGCGTGCGGGCTGTCCGAGCACCTCACCCGCCGCGTGCTCTACCTCGCCCACGAGTACGTGTCGCAGGGTGAGTTCGACGCCAAGCAGAAGGCCGTGCTCCGCGCGATGCGGACTGCAGGCGGGCGCATGACCCGTTCCCAGATGTGCCGCGTCACCCAGCACCTGACCCAGCGGGAGCGGGACGAGGTGCTTGAGAACCTCAAGGAGACCGGCCGCTTGAAAGAAGGGGTTGAGCCGACCGCCGGGCGGTCAAGGAGGGTGTATGAACTCCTGCCGTAGCAGGCCAGAAACGCAGGTCGGGCGTGGTTGGACCCTTCTTTCACATTCTTCACGCGCGATCTCTCGCGCGGGCGGGAAGGGAGCAGAGAAGGAGGGGTTGAAGAAAGTGAAAGAAGGTATCTCTCTCCTCTCTATACCTTCCCCCACCCCTCCCCCGCCGTCCCGCAACCCCTTCGCCGCGCCCATGCAGGTCGTGTGCCAGGCCGCGCCTAGCGGGAGCCTTACAGCCGGAGTCCTACCAGGGGAAGGCCTGGGGGGGAGTAGGTACTTCCCCGCCGTCGCGGCGAAACCGGGGCCGCGGGAACAGCCGCGCTTGGCGACAGAGTTTGTTTCGCCCGTCCGGGCGCGGGGCGGACGCCTGGCGGGGGTGGTAGGTCTTGCCGCCAGGAACGCGACGTGGGCCAACGTGGGCGGAACCGTGGCCAACGGGCGGGGCCCGTAACGGGCCTGAGGTGGCGAAGTTCCGCCTCCCAACGGACGGGCCCGACTGCCCGAGCGATCCAACCAGCAAACCAGCGATCCCCGGACCCGCCGCGCGGCGGCGGGCCACCACCACGCATCACGGGCGGCGCGATGTCGCGCCGCCGTCAACGACGGAGATCGCTTTGAACATCGAGACGCTTCCCATCGACGCGGTTCACGAGTACGACCGCAACCCCCGCACCATCAACGACGCCGCGATCGACGCGGTCGCCAAGAGCATCGAGGCGTTCGGGTTCAAGATTCCGATCCTGATCGACGCCGACGGCGTCATCATCGCCGGCCACACGCGGCTCCGCGCCGCGCGGAAGCTCGGGCTCAAGGAGGTGCCGACGATCCGCGCGACGGATCTGACGCCCGAGCAGGTCAAGGCGCTGCGCATCGCCGACAACAAGGTCGCCACGCTCAGCTCGTGGGACATGGAACTCCTGCCGCTGGAACTCGCCGACCTCAAGGGGATGGACTTCGACCTCGCGCTCCTCGGCTTCGACGCCGAGGATCTCAGCGCCATCATGGCTCCCGCGGGCAGCGAGGGCCTGACCGACCCCAACGATGTGCCGGCACCGCCCGATGCGGCGACGACCGTCCCAGGTGACATCTGGGTGCTCGGCAACCACCGCCTCATGTGCGGCGACTCGTCAAAGCCCGCGGACCTGGACCGACTGCTCGATGGCCAGCCGATCCACCTCGTGAACACCGATCCGCCTTACAACGTGAAGGTCGAGCCGCGCTCAAACAACGCGATCGTGGCCGGCCTGAGTTCGTTCGCGCTCGGGAAGAAGGCCGATCCCGACCAGCACGACCAGCAGAGCGCCGACCTCAACCGCTACCCCGAGAAGAGCCGCGCCACGCACAAGAAGCTCCGGGCCAAGGACCGACCGCTCGCCAACGACTTCGTGTCCGACGACGAGTTCGACCGCCTGCTCGCGGCGTGGTTTGGGAACATCACCCGCGTGCTGATCCCCGGCGGCACGTTCTACATCTGGGGCGGCTACGCCAACTGCGGCAACTATCCGCCCGTGCTCAAGCGCTGCGAGCTCTACTTCGCGCAGGCGATCATCTGGATCAAGGAGCACCCGGTCCTCACTCGCAAGGACTTCATGGGCAACCACGAGTGGTGTTTCTACGGCTGGAAGGAAGGCGCGGCGCACCGCTTCTTTGGACCTGCCAACGTGCCGGATACCTGGTCGATCAAGAAGGTCAACCCGCAGAGCATGGTCCACCTGACCGAGAAGCCCGTCGAGCTCGCGCGGCGGGCGATCGAGTTCTCGTCGCGTCCCGGCGAGAACGTGCTCGACCTGTTCGGCGGCAGCGGCTCCACGCTCATCGGCGCGGAGATGACCGGGCGGCACGCGTTCCTCATGGAGCTCGACGCCCTCTACTGCGATGTCATCGTGCAGCGCTGGGAGAAGTTCACGGGCCGCAAGGCGGAACGGCTCCCGGCAAAGGGCGTGGCCGAAGAGAAAGCCGCGACAGGTGTCGCGGCTGGAGGTGGGGCGTGATGTTCGCCTCACTCCTCGTCGAAGGTGGGCAGGGCCCCGTCGGCCGTTTCGTCCCATTCGAGGGCGTAGCGCTCGGCGATGTCTTCGAGGTCGTGGTCGGTCAGGTAGTCGGCCGTCTTGCGCTCTTGGCAGGCGGCGACTGCCCGCGCCAGGTCCGTCCACTCCTCGATGGTGAGCATGTGGTCCTGCCGCGCGCCGAGGAGGTAGAGAGCGGCCTGCAGCACGGCCTCGAGTTGGGTTTGGGTGGGCGCGGCAGGCATGGCTCAGGCTCCCTTCCCGGTGACGAAGACACCGCGTTCGTGCTTCTTGAACCGGGCGGCGGTGCCCTTCGCGGCGATCTCGCGGATGATGGCGGCGTAGAGCGTGGCCTCGGGCGTCTTGCCACCGGGGCTGGTCCAGAGCTTCTTGGCCTCCATCGCGGCGATCATTTCCTTGGCCCGCATCGGCACCTCGCTCGCCGCGAGCACCTGCGCTGCCGCGTCGAGGGCGCTTACGCGCTTGGGCTTCTTCTCCTTGGCGGGCTTCGGGGCCTTCGGCGTCTTGGGGGCCTTCTCGCCCTTCGCCTTGGCGGGGTCGGCCGGGCTGGCGGTACCGTCGAGTCGGTCCTTGATCTCGGCGAGCGCCGCCTTGCGGAGGCGGTCCGTCTTGGCCGCCCCGTCGGCGCGAGCCGCGCTCTTGGACATCTTTGGGGTGCGGGGGGTGCGGGGCTTGGCGGGTTTCTTCGTTTTCGTGCTCATGGTGATCTCCAAACTCGTGGTGCGGAATCCCGTCGCACATTGCGGCGGGGAAGCGTGGTCGTCGCGGTTCCCCGCGAGGCCGCGTGGTGCCTAGCAACCGGCGACGCGATCGATCTCGTTCATCACGTCGTGGACCATCGAGTTGGTGGCGGCGGGGCGTCCCCGGCGGTCGGTTCCGTAGACGTGCATGGCGACTACGCAAGCCTTGGCGTACCGGGCCTCGCGACTCTCATCGCGTCCGAACTCCGCCAGCACCTTGTCGTGCTTTCCCGCGCTGCGGCTAAACCGCTGGACGCTCACGGTCGCGCCCACGTCGGTGCGGGTGATCTTGATGTCCTCTTCGAAGCCCTCGATCACGATCGTCTTGATGGTCATGGGTGTGCTCCTTCGGGGTGCGTGCGTGGCGTGCGATCACTCGGCGTCGGCGAGGAAGGCCTCGACATGCTCGCGATCCATGTTGCTGAGGAACCCGACGAGGTCGATCAGGTCGCTGCGGACCTTGCCGAGGCTTCCCGCAAAGCCCCAGTTGCGTGGGTCGGCCTTGGCCCCCTCGGCGTGCTTGTCGAGTTCCATCTGCAGCACGTCGATCAGGCGGGCGATGTCGTTGCGCCTCGCGGCGTAGGCCTCGGCAGCGGTCGGTTCGGGCTTCGGGTTGTTCGCGCGTGTGGTCATCTACTTGCTCCTATGCGATGGGGTGCTCTGGTAAACAAAGAAGCCCGCATTTCGCGGGCTTCAGGTCGTCGGCAGTTCAGGATTTCGCGGGCTCGTCGGGGCCACTTCGCGGGCCGCCTCGCGGCACGCGTCGGTTCGTCCTTGGCGGTAGCCCGTGTGCAGGCCCTCGTGGTACCCGGCCTCAAAGGCGTGGCGGACCAGGTCGCGGATCGACCAGACCGGGATCTCGTGAAAGTCCAGGCCGTCGCTCTTGCGAGTCTCCAGCGTCTCAAGCAAGAGCTCGACCTTGGCCGATTCCATCTCGGCGTCGAGCGCCTTCTGCTTGCCGATCCCGTCGAGGCTGGTCTTGGTGGTCTTCTTCGCGTTCATCGTCGTGGTCTCCGTCGCGTGCGGCCATCCCGCTCGCGTGTGACACACATTCGTCGGCATCTGGCCAACAGGCAAGGCGTTGGGGCTTCATTTCTCGATGATTCTGCGACATGTGGGCAACTCGGCCGCCCATGTGGGCAAGTTCGCGGGGGAGGCCCGCAATGACTCCCGAACACGCGCCTAGTTTCCAGCCAGCGGGGGGCGGACAGGGAATGTCCCGGCTCAACCCGGCGGCACTGCCCGTGGCGGACGCCGCCCGTGTGCTCGCCCGGCTGGGTGGCAAGCCCGTCACGGAAGCGATGCTGCGCAGCGACATCGATGCGGGCGCACCATCGAACCCGGACGGCACGCTGAATCTCGTGCATTACGCCGCGTGGCTCGTGAAGGAGATGTCCGCTGGTGGCGATTGACCCGCGCAAACTCAAGCCCGGCGAACTCGCGCGGCTGCTGAATAGCACGCCGCTGGGCGAGGTGGTCAGTGAGCGGCAGCTCCATCGACATCGCACGCGCGCGGGTTTCCGCGTTGCGGCCGACGGCGACGCTGGCAAGGTCGATCTGTTCCGATACGTGGCGTGGCTTGTGACCACGCGGCACGAGACGATGGCGGAAGCAGCTCGTGCGCCCGAGGGTCTGACGGGCTACGACGCCATGAAGGAGCGAGCCCGGCTCCGCAACGCGATGCTCTCATTGTCGGGCCGCGACATTGGCGACCTGCCGCCTGTTGCGGACCCGGCCAGGCGCGAGCGAGCCGCACGGGACTTCCGGTTCTTCTGCGAGGTGTACTTCCCGCAGACGTTCCACCTCAAGTGGTCGGGCGATCATCTCAAGGTGATCGCCAAGATCGAGCAGGCGGTGCTGGAGGGCGGGCTGTTTGCGATGGCGATGCCCCGCGGCTCGGGCAAGACGAGCCTTTGCGAGGTCGCGTGCCTCTGGGCGCTGCTGTACGGGCACCGCGAGTTCGTCGCCCTCATCGGCTCGGACGAAGAGCACGCGGCCGGCATGCTTGACTCGATCAAGGCTGAGCTGGAGAACAGCGAGATCCTCGGGGGTGACTTCCCGGAGGTCTGCCACCCGATCCGTTCGCTCGAGGGCATCCACCAGCGGGCCTCGGGGCAGCTCTTCCAGGGCAAGCAGACGCACATCGGCTGGACGGCGCGAGAGATCGTGCTGCCGACGATCGCGGGGTCCGTGGCGTCCGGAGCAATCATTCGCGTGGCGGGGATCACCGGTCGCATCCGTGGCATGAAGCACAAGCGTGTGGACGGCGTGAGCGTCCGCCCGTCGCTGGTGCTTATCGACGACCCTCAGACCGACGAGAGCGCCAGGTCGCCGTCGCAGTGCGCCAACCGCGAACGCATTCTTGCCGGCGCGATCCTGGGCCTGGCGGGCCCGGGTCGGAAGATCGCCGGACTGATGACGCTGACGGTGGTTCGCCCCGATGATCTGGCCGACCGCATCCTCGACCGCGAGAAGCACCCGCAATGGCAGGGCGAGCGGACCAAGATGGTTTACGCGTTCCCCAAGACTGAGAAACTCTGGGCCGAGTACGCCCGCATTCGTGCCGACGGACTCCGGGCTGATCGTGGCATCGTCGATGCCACGGCGTTTTATGGCAAGAACCGAGTGGCGATGGACGAAGGCGCGGTCATCGCCTGGCCGGAGCGATTCAACCACGATGAACTGTCGGCGGTGCAGCACGCGATGAATCTGCGGCTGCAGAATGAAGCCGCGTTCTTTGCGGAGTATCAGAACGAGCCGCTTCCCGAGGTTGAAGTGGCTGATGACCTCCTGAGCGCCGACCAAATCGCGGCGAAAGTGAACGGGCATGCCCGCGGGTGTGTGCCGCTCGGATGCTCGCACCTGACGATGTTCGTGGACGTGCAAGGCAAGGCGCTCTTCTACCTCGTGGCCGCGTGGGAAGACGACTTCACCGGGCACATCATCGACTATGGAACCGAGCCCGACCAGAAGCAGCCGTACTTCACGCTCCGGGACGTGCGACGGACGCTCGGGGCCGCGTCGCCCCGCGCCGGCGTCGAGGGCGCGATCTACGCCGGCCTGGAGCGGCTCCTCGACGCGACCGTTGCCCGCGAGTGGCGGCGTGACGACGGCGCGATGGTGCGGATCGACCGGTGCCTGATCGACGCCAACTGGGGTTCGTCCACCGACGTCGTCTATCAGTTCTGCCGCCAGAGCTCGCACGCAAGCGTGCTCACGCCCAGCCACGGGCGGTACGTGGGCGCGAGCAGTCTTCCCTTCAGCGACTACAAGCGCAAACGGGGCGAGCGGGTGGGGCTGAACTGGCGAGTTCCCGTGGTGACCGGCAAGCGCGCCGTACGGCACGTGATCTTCGATACAAACTATTGGAAGAGCTTCGTGCACGCGCGGCTAGCGGTGCCGATGGGCGATCCCGGAGGGCTCGCGCTGTTCGGTCATAAACCCGACGCACATCAACTCTTCGCCGAGCATCTGACCAGTGAGTACCGCGTCCGTACCGAGGGACGCGGCCGCACGGTGGATGAGTGGAAGCTCCGGGTCGAAGGGCTGGACAATCACTGGCTGGACGGACTGGTCGGCTGCGCCGTGGCGGCGTCGATGCAGGGCGCGGTGCTCTTCGGCACGGATCAGAGAGTCGCCGTCCGACCGCGGCTGAGGCTCTCGGCGCTCAAGGAGCGGCCGCGATGAAGCAACCGCATCCCACCAAGCCTCTGCCTGCTCCCAAGCCCAAGGGGCTGGAGTGCCCGTCCTGCGGGTGCCGGCACTTTGAAGTGCTCTATACCCGCGCGACGCCCATGGGCACGATCCGTCGTCGCCGCCAATGTCGGCACTGCGGACGCCGAGTGACCACTTCCGAGCGCCTTGGATCATGACTCGCGCGATGGGTTCTACCGGTGGAACAAAGTGATCGGTTCGCCTGGCGAGGCGGGCAGATCGCCCCGTCAGTGCATAGGGAGCCTGTGAAGCCCTCGCCGTCGAGGGCGACCGGAGTGCTCCCGTGCCGGATCCCGACCCCAACCTCGAGCAGGCCATCCGCGACAACGCGGCGGGTCCCGCCAAGGCCGCTGGTGACTCGGGGAGTGTCGAGCAGCACCCGCTGAAGGACCAGATCGAGGCCGACCGCTACCTCGCGTCCAAGGACGCCGCAAGGAAGCCCGGCCTCGGCATCAAGTTCGCCAAGATCGCCCCGTCCGGCTCTGTCTGAGTCACACACCACACCAATGTTCAAGGCCATCGCCAATCTCCTTACTCGAACGAACCGCCCGCCGCGGCCGGGCGCTCGCGCTGCCTCCTCGGCGGCCCCTCTTCCACCCACCGCGCCGGCAGGGATGCGGGCGATGCGGGTCGGGGGAGCGGGCCGCTCGGGTGGGCGGGTGGTGGCGAAGTTTGACTCGGCGCAGACGACCGCCGACAACCGCAAGCACTGGGCGAACGCCGATGGCCTGGCCCCGAACGCGGCGGTGAACCCGCTGGTGCGGACCACGCTCCGCAACCGGGCCCGCTACGAAGTCGCCAACAACTCCTACGCCAAGGGCATTGTCCTCACGCTCGCCAACGACACCATCGGCACCGGCCCTCGGCTGCAGATGCTGACCGACGACGAGGACGCCAACAGCCGCATCGAGGCCGCGTTCGCGCAATGGTCCAAGGCCGTTGATCTCCCCGGCAAGCTCCGCACGATGCGGATGGCCCGGGCCGAGAGTGGCGAAGCATTCGGACTGCTCGTGAACAACACCGCGATCGACTCGCCGGTGTCGCTGGACCTGCGGCTCATCGAGCCCGACCAGGTGACCAGCCCGTGGTTTGGCATTCCCAAGCCCAGCGAGATCGACGGCGTCGTGCTGGACGAGGTCGGCAACCCGGCGTCGTACCGAGTGCTCCGCCGCCATCCCGGCGAGAACCTGTACTGGCGCACGCCTTCGTTCGATCCCCTCGCCTACGACGAGCTTCCGGTTGCCTCGGTCATCCACTACTTCCGCCCCGACCGCCCCGGCCAGGTGCGCGGCATTCCCGACATCACGCCGGCACTGCCGCTCTTCGCGCAGCTCCGCCGGTTCACGCTCGCGGTGATCGCCGCCGCCGAGACCGCCGCCAACTTCGCCGCAGTGATCTACACCGACAGCCCGCCCAACGGCGAGGCCGACCCGCTGGAGCCGATGGACGAGGTGCAGCTCGAGCAGCGCCTGGCAACCGTGCTCCCCGGCGGATGGAAGCTTGGACAGGTGCAGGCCGAGCACCCCTCGACCACCTACGCCGAGTTCAAGCACGAGATCCTCAACGAGATCGCCCGCTGCCTGAACATGCCGTTCAACGTCGCGGCGGGTAACTCGTCGGGGTACAACTACGCGAGCGGTCGCCTCGACCACCAGACCTACTACAAGAGCATCCGCGTCGAGCAGGTTCACCTGCAGTCGGCCGTGCTCGATCGCATCCTGCGTGCCTGGCTCAACGAGGCCGTGCTGGTCGAAGGGCTCCTGCCCCAATCCATGCGGCAACTCGGCGCGGACATCGCGAACGCACCGCACACGTGGTTCTGGGATGGCGTCGAGCACGTCGATCCCGCCAAGGAAGCCAGCGCCCAGGCGACCCGCCTGGCCAACCACACCACGACGCTCGCCGCCGAGTTTGCGCGGCAGGGCCGCGACTGGGAGCAGGAGCTCCGCCAGCGTGCCAAAGAGCAGGCGCTCATGAACGAGCTTGGCCTGACGCCCCCGCCAGTTCCCGGCGCTGCCGCTTCGCCTTCCGCCCCGTCCGACGCCCCATCTGAACCCGAAGACCCCTCTGAGGAGGAAGTGACCAATGCCCACCCCGTCCACCGCCGCCGCCAAGCGGCCTGACAAGCAGGTTCCCGCGCCGCTCACCCTCACGGCGAACGCCGAGGTGACACTGGTGGCCGCCGCCGGCGCGGACGCCGCGCCGCTTCCCCGCTTCAAGATGGTCGCCTACACCGGCGGTCCCATGAAGGTCGCGGGTTGGCGCTACCCGGTGGTCATCGACCTGGCCGGGATGACCGTGCCGTCGCAGGCCCGGCCGATCCGCTTCGGCCACGACGCCTCCGCGGGCGTGGGCCACACCGACGCCATCCGCGTCGAGGCTGGCCAGCTTGTGGCCACCGGCGTGATCTCCCGCGACACCTCCGCCGCCAAGGAAGTCGTCGCGTCCTCCAAGAACGGCTTCCCCTGGCAGGCGTCGGTGGGTGCGAGCGTCGACGAGTTCGAGTTCATCAAGGAAAATCAGAAGGCCACGGTGAACGGCCAGGAGTTCACCGGCCCCATCAACGTGGTTCGCAAGGCGACGCTCGGCGAGATCAGCTTCGTGGATCTCGGGGCCGACGGCCGCACGAGCGCCTCAATCGCCGCCTCCCAGAAGGACAAGAACATGCCCGAGACCGCCATCGAAACTCCCGAGACGCCCGCCATCGCAGCGACGCAGGCCGGCACCGCCGAGGCGATCCGTGCCGAGGCCCTCGCCGAGACCACCCGCATCGCCGCCATGCGGCGCATCTGCGCCGGCAAGCACCCCGAGCTCGAGGCCAAGGCCATCGGCGAGGGGTGGGATTCCACCCGCTGCGAGCTCGAAGTCCTGCGGGCCAGCCGCCCCAAGGCTCCCGCGGCGCACGTTCCTGACAACTGCGTGAACTCCGACGTGCTGGAGGCTGCCTGCCTCCTGACCGCCAAGCTCGACGGCATCGAAAAGGTCTGCGATGAGCAGGCACTGGAGGCCGCGAGCAAGCGGTTCCGGGGCGGCATCGGCATGCAGGAACTGCTCCTGGAGGCCGCGTGGGCCAACGGGTACACGGGCCGCAACTTCCGCGACAGCCGCGCCGTCATGCGTGCCGCCTTCGGCCAGGACGTGCAGGCCCAGCTCTCGAACGTGGATGTCTCGGGCATCCTCTCCAACGTCGCCAACAAGTTCCTGCTCGAGGGCTTCTTCAGCGTCGAGCGCGTCTGGCGGAACATCTGCGCCGTTCGCAACGTCTCCGACTTCAAGACCGTAACGAGCTACCGGCTCATCGGCAAGGACCAGTACGAGCAGGTGGCCCCGGGCGGCGAGCTCAAGCACGGCACGCTCGGCGAGGAGAGCTACACGAACAAGGCCGACACCTACGGCCTGGTGCTCTCGATCGACCGCCGCGACATCATCAACGACGACCTCGGCGCGATCACGACCGTGCCCCGCAAGCTCGGCCGTGGCTCGGGCCTGAAGATCAACGACGTCTTCTGGACGATCTTCATGAACAACGCGGCGTTCTTCGCCGCCGGCAACAAGAACTACATCGCGGGCGCGAGCACCAACCTCTCCATCGACGGCCTGACGCAGGGCGAGCAGACGTTCATGGACATGGTGGACTCCGACGGCAAGCCCACCGGCATCATGCCCTCGGTGCTGTTGGTCCCGACGGCGCTTTCGGCGATGGGCACGCAGCTCTTCAAGAGCCTGGAGATCCGCGACACTACCGCCAACACCCGCTACCCCGTCGCCAACCCGCACACCGGCAAGTTCCGCGTCGAGGTCAGCCGCTACCTGGGCAACGCCCAGTACACCGGCAACTCGACCAAGGCGTGGTACCTCCTCGCCGACCCGGGCGACCTGCCCGTCATCGAGGTGGCGTTCCTCAACGGCAACGAGTCCCCGACCATCGAGACCGCCGACGCCGACTTCAACGTCCTCGGCATCCAGATGCGCGGGTACCACGACTTCGGCGTGGCCCTGCAGGACCAGCGTGGCGGTGTGAAGTCGGCCGGCCAGTAAGCCGGACCGAGCGGGGGTGGGGACGAGTTTCTGAACCTGGACCAGTGATCGGGCCACGCGGCCCGGACAAGGAGATCGCAGCATGGCATCCGGACCCGGCAAGTACGTTCACGAGGGCGACACGATCGACTACACGCCCGGTGCCGACACCCTCGTCGGCGCTGTGGTGGTGCAGGCCGACCTGCTCGGCGTGGCCCAGTCGTTCATCAAGGCCAACACGCTCGGCTCGCTCGCCGTGGAGGGGGTCTTCGACCTCCCCAAGGCGGGCGGGGCTGGCAGCGCCATCCCCGCGGGCACGCTGACGTACTGGGACGCCGGTGCCCAGAACGCCACCAAGAACGCCGCGGCGGGCGCGAACAAGCTGCTCGGCAAGGCGGTGAAGGCCACCGTCGACGCCGACACCGTGGTCCGCGTCCGCCTGCAGCAGTAGGAGGAAGACCTTGGGCGACCTGCTCGAACAAGGCTCGGCCTTCCTGGAGGACCAACGCCACCGACACATGTCACGACCGGTCTCGTACCGGCGTGGCACCGAAAGCGTGGACCTCCAGGCGACGGCCGGGAAGACCGTGTTCGAGCAGGCCGACGCCAACGGGTTGATCCAGCGCATCGAGGCCAGGGACTTCCTGGTCCGAGCCGAGGACCTGGTGCTCGCGGGGCAAACCACTCTTCCCCGTGCCGGCGACCAGGTACGTGAGGCGCAGGGATCGACAACCCACGTGTACGAGGTCATGGCTCCGGGTGGGGAGCCGCCCTTCCGGTACTCCGACCCCTTCCGCCGCACGCTTCGCATTCACACCAAGCACATCGCCACGGAGCCGACTTGATGAGCGAGACCAACGGAAAGAACGGTGATGCCAAGGCCCGGTGGGCGAGCGTGGCGGTAACGCTCATCGTCGCCGCCGGCGCGATGACCGTGCAATGGGGCGTGGTCACCACCAAGCTCCAGCAGGTCGAGAAGCGGCTCGACGAGTTCCTCGGCGAGGCTCGTTCCCTCCGTGCCGAGTACCAGTCGATGGAGCGTCGCCTGTCGTACCTGGAGGGCAAGCTCAACGGGAGCAAGCCCGGGGCGGGTGGCCCTTGAGCACCGCCATCACCATCGCCGACGCTGTCGTCGCCGCCATCAACGCGGGAACGTCTTCGCAGCCCGTCCAGGCAGTGCGGCTGCACCAGCCGTCGTTCACGCTCGACGAGCTCAAGGACCTGCACGTGAGCGTGGTCCCTCGCTCGGTGCAGGTCTCGGCAGCCAGTCGAGACACGAGCATGTACGACGTGTCCGTCGACGTGGGCGTGCAGAAGAAGGTGTCGAGCGATCAGGAGATCGACGACCTGCTCGACCTCGTGGAAGAGATCGGGGATCACCTGAGGCTCAAACGCCTCGCGGATGTGCCCGAGGCTGCGTGGGTGTCGCTGGCCCACGAGCCCGTTGTCGCGGCCGAGCACCTCGATCAGCACCGGCAGTTCACCAGCATCATCACGGTCGTGTACCGAGTTCGGAGATAGCCGTGCGGAACATCGTGACCGACACCCTGGACCTCGGGACCGATCCCAAGCCGCTGGCGGGCGCGCGACTGATCGCCACCGTGACGCTCATTGCCGCCACGGCTGCCAAGGACGGCTCGACCATCGGAATCTCCGGCGGGAACAAGGAAGCCCAGCTTCCGCCGGGCATCCCGGTGAGGCTGGTGCGTGTTGACCTGTCGCAGATCCTGGCCGCGGGCAAAGAAGGTGATTCGCTCGCCATCATCGGTCACACCGAAGACTGAAAGGAACTCTCGATGTCCATCAAACTCGGCATGGATGCCAAGCTCAACTACAAGGGCGGCGGGCAAGCGGGCGGCGGCGCGTGGACCGTCCTGGGCAACGTCAAAGACGTCACGCTCAACCTGGAGACGGGCGAGGCGGACGTGACCACGCGCGCCAACAGCGGCTGGCGGGCGATGGTGGCGACGCTCAAGAGCGCCAGCGTCGAGTTCGAGATGGTCTGGGACACCGGCGACAACGGGTTCAAGGCCATCAAGGACGCCTTCTTCGGCAACACGGCGATCGGGCTGCAGGTTCTCGACGCGGCCGCGGGCCAGGGGCTGCAGGCGGACTTCTCCATCACCAACTTCAGCCGCAAGGAAGGTCTGGAGGAAGCCCTCACCGTCTCCGTCACGGCCAAGGTCACCTACTCGGCCACCGCCCCCTCGTGGATCGGCGGCAGCTGAAGCCGCCGGCAACAGCGGTTCAACAGGTGTTCAACAGCGGTGCAACAGCCAAGGAGGCATTCATGCGGACGTTCAAGGACAACGCGGGTCGGGAGTGGACGATCGACATCAACGTGGCGGCGCTCAAGCGCGTCCGCGGCCTGATCGGCGTCGACCTCATGAAGGTCATCGAGGGCGAGCTGGTCGAGAAGCTCATCCGCGACCCGGTCCTGCTGTGCGACGTAATCTACGCGATCTGCAAACCCCAGGCCGACGAGCTCAAGGTCGTCGACGAGGACTTTGGGCGCGCGATGGCGGGCGACGCCATCGACGTCGCGACCACGGCGCTGCTGGAGGACCTGGTCAGTTTCTGCCCGAGCCCGACGGACCGGGCCAACCTCGGGCGGGTGATCCAGGGAGCCCGGGACGTGATGGAGAAGGCCCGGCAGCTGGTCAAGACTCGGCTGGACAGCGGCGTGATCGAGAAACTCGGCGAGCAACTGCTCGCGAAGGCTGGGACCTCGTTCACCGATGCGCTGGAATCACCGGCGTCGACCCCGCCGGCCTGACGCTCCGAGACCTGGTGTCGATGTCGGACGCCCGACAGCGCCACGACTGGTCGATCGCCAGCACGCTCATGGCGGTGCTGGCCAACATCCACCGCGACCCCAAGCGATCCCGCTCGCTCAAGCCAACCGACTTTGACCCATTCGCCCAGAAACGGTCGGTGCCGAAGGTCCCGATCACCGTGCTCAAGGACGTGTTCATCAACGGGCAGATGCCCAAGGAGATCCCCACATGACGTCATGGAAGACCACGCTCGCTGGTATCGCCGCCATCGTCGCCGCCCTCGCGACCGCCGTGTCGGCCCAGTTCGACAACGACCCCGCCACCGTCCCCGACTGGACGATGGTGATCGGCCTGATCACCGCGGGCGTGGGCCTCGTGCTCGCCCGCGACAACAACAAGACCAGCGAGCAGGTCGGCGCGGGAAAGTGATTCAGGGCGGTCCCTGGTGTCCGCGTAACCCCGTGTCATTCCCCCGAGGACCACCCCATGCAATGGATCGTGCAGCTCGTGGCCGCGCTTGTAATCGGCCTGCTCAAGTGGTTGGAGGAACGCCATGTCCAATCGAAGAACGCTGTCGAAGCTCGCCGTTCTGCTGACACTCTGTCTCGCATCGGGGACCGGGTGCGCGCCTGGGAGGACCGTGCTCGTGGCGGACGACAGTCCGCTGCGGACGGGGCCGGGAATGACGGGACTGGTCTACCGCCTCGTGGGTAATCCTCCCACATGGGTACTCAGCGACGACAAGGTCGTAATCCCCGAGGGGTGGTACTGCGTGCCGCCCCGGTTCGTGCATCCCGAGGACATCCCGGGCGGGGCGGGCGCGGGGGGAGGCCCCGGCAAGTGATCACCTGGCGGATCAAGGACGTCTTCTTCGACCGCCAGGCGGTGATCAGCGCCGTCGATGCGGCCAAGCGGAAGGTCCTTTCGAAGGCCGGCGCCTTCATCCGCCAGACTGCCAAGACGAGCATCCGCAAGCGCAAGGGCACGTCCCAGCCGGGGCAGCCGCCCTTCTCGCACGAAGGGAGCCTGCGGAAGTTCATCTACTTCGGGTACGACCGGGCCAGCGACAGCGTCGTCGTCGGCCCAGTCGGTTTCAAGAACAGCATCGCGCCGGCGGTGCTGGAGCACGGCGGGGCGACCGTGGTCGTGCGACGCGGCAAACGAGCGCCAGTGAAGATCGCCGCCCGCCCGTACATGTGGCCGGCATTCGAGCAGGAACGTCCCAAGCTCCCGCTCCTCTGGAGGAACTCCGTCCGTCGCGGTTGAACTATGGCGAACACCTCAGGCATCCGGGCGGGCAAGGCCTTCGTTGAACTGGGCGTCAGCGACAAGCTGTCGTCCGGACTGAAGGCGGCCCAGAAGAAGCTCGAAGCCTTCGGCGAGGGTCTCCGATCGGTTGGTATCAAGATGGCCGGGATCGGCGCGGCGGCCGTCACGGGGCTGCTCGGGGCGGTGAAACACTTCTCCGACGCCGGCGACGCACTCGAGAAGATGAGCCGGCGCACCGGCGTGAGCGTCGAGGCGCTGTCAGAGCTGTCATTCGCAGCCGAGCAATCGGGTGCCGACGCCGAGGCTCTCGAAGGGGGCCTTCGCCACATGCAGAAAGCGGTCGTCGAGGCCGCCAAGGGCTCGGAAGGGGCAGTTCTGGCGCTCGACCTCCTGCACCTGACGCTCAATGACCTGGCGAACCTCACGCCCGAGCAACAGTTCAAGCTCATCGCCGACCGCCTCTCGCAGGTCAAGGACCCAGCCGTGAAGGCGGCCCTGGCGATGGAGATCTTCGGCAAGTCCGGGACCCGGCTCATCCCGCTCATGGATGAGGGGGCCAAGGGGATCGAGGAACTCCAGAAGCAGGCCCGGGATCTGGGGCTGACGGTGTCCAGTGAGACGGCCAAGGACGCGGCGGAGCTCAACGACACGCTCAACATCCTGTGGCGGGTGCTCAAGCAGGGCGTGTTCACCATCGGCTCGGCGCTCTCGCCCCTGATCAAGTCCATCGCCGAGTCCATTACGCGCGTGGTGGTGAACGTAACCGCGTGGATTCGCCAGAACAAGGAAATGGTGGTGTGGGCCCTCAAGGTCGCCGCCGCGATCGTCGTCGCGGGGGTCGCTCTGATCGCGCTGGGCTGGGTCATCGGCGCAATCGGAACAGCGCTGGGTGTCGTCGCCGCCGTCATCGGCGGCATCGGCACCGTGTTCGGCGTCATGGGCGCGATGATCGGGGCGTTGCTGTCCCCCGTCGGCCTCGTCATTGCGGCGATCGTCGCCCTCGGCACGGCTCTGGTGATCACCACCGGCGTGGGCTCCAAGGCCCTGGACTGGCTCAGCGCGAAGTTCGGCGAGCTCAAGGACTGGGTCAGCGAGGTCGTGGGCGGTATCGCCGACGCCCTTGCCGCCGGCGATATCGCGCTGGCCGCCGAGATCCTGTGGCTGGCCCTCAAGGTCATCTGGCAGCAAGGCGTTGCGGCGCTCAACAAGGCATGGCTGTCGGCCAAGGAGTTCTTCGTCTCCACCGCCTACTCCATGTGGTACGGCGCGCTAGCGGCCGCGGAGATCGTCTTCCACGCCTTGGAGGTCGCGTGGATCGAGACGACCGCGTTCCTCTCCAAGACCTGGACCAATTTTGCCACCGGCTTCCAGATGATCTGGGAAGAGGCCTCGTCCTGGGTCGCCAAGCGGATGCTGGAGATCCAGGGGCTGTTTGATTCCGGCCTCGACGTGGACGCCGCGAAGAAGAACGTGGATCAGCAGCTCGAGTCCCGGCTGGTCGAGCTTGAGAACCAGGCGCAGCAGGACGTGGCCAACCGCGAGAAGCAGCGGGCGATGGACCGGAAGCAGTCGGGCGACGTCCACGACGCCACGATGGCGCAGATCGGCCAGGGCTTCGAGGACGCCCAGAAGGAACTCAAGGACAAGACCGATGCAGAGCTGGCGCAGAGCCAGGCGGACCTCGAGGCCGCCAAGCAGCGGCTCGCCGACGCGATCGCCGAGGCCAAGCGCAAGCGCGAGAACATGCCGCAGACGGGCCCTGGCCGCACGCCCGACGACCTGATGTCGCGGTTCAACGACGGGATCGCCAGCCTGTCGGACCTCATGGGCCGCCAGGTCAGCGTGCGCGGCACGTTCAACTCCGCGGCGCTGTCGGGCCTGGGCGCGGGGAGCGATGCGCCGGAGCGCACCGCCAAGGCCACCGAGCAGACGGCCAAGAACACCAAGAAAGTCGCGGACGCCGTTGGCAATGGCGGCCTGACGTTTGCCTGATGGAGGACAGTTGTGGCGGTTGAGGTGCGTGAGAAGTTCGAGTCGCGGAAGCTGGTCAAGACGCTGACCGGCAGCAACTCCTCCGCGGAGCTCGCGTTCGTCGTGCTCGGCACCGACGACGACATCGCCGCGCGCAACGCCCTCGAAGCCCATTCGCCGGCGAACTACGCGAGCCTGCCCCGCCAGTCCGTGCAGGTCGAGCCCCTGGGGCCGAACCTGTGGGATGGGCAGGTGCGATACGGGATCGAGAGCAACTCGAACCAGATGCAGACCGGCGAGTCGACCTTCGCGTTCGACACCGGCGGCGGCACCCAGCACATCACCCAGTCGCTGCAGACGGTCGGGCGGTTCCCCGCGTCCGGGCAAACCGCTCCGGACTTCAAGGGCGCGATCGGCGTCACGCCCGACGCCGTCGAAGGTGTCGACATCACCGTACCGGTGTACCAGTTCTCGGAGACGCACTACAAGCCCGACGCGCAGGTCACCGGCTCGTACAAGGGCATCCTGTTCGACCTGACGGGCAAGGTGAACGGCGATGGGTTCAAGGGCTTCGCTCCCGGCGAGGTCTTGTTCCTTGGGGCATCGGGGTCCAAGCGCGTGCAGATGGGCGAGGACGCCGACTGGGAGATCACGTACCGCTTCGCCGCTAGCCCCAACCGCACGGGCCTGTCGATCGGCGGCATCAGCGGCATCAGCAAGAAGGGCTGGGAGTACCTGTGGGTCCGCTACGCCGACCACGCGGACCCGCTGGCCAAGGCGCTCGTGAAGCGCCCGATCGCGGCGTATGTCGAGCGCGTGTACGAGAGCGGCAACTTCGCCGGACTGGGGCTCACCTGATGGGCGACGACTTCCGCAAAGTCCGGCCGGGCGAGCCGCTCCGCGTACCCGCGCGCGCGTACAACGCGTTCGTTGACGCGGCGGTGAGCCTGCGCAACGGCCAGGCGGACGTCTCCGTGGATGCCGCCGGCGCTTCGCGCCAGCACGGCGTTGTCCCGGCCCGGAACGACTCGGGAGCGGACCTCGAACAGTTCCATGTCCTGGCGATCGACGGTCCACTGTTCCTTCCCGACGACGAGGGGGAGCACGTGTTCCAGAACACTGTGGCGCTCAAAGGCATCAAGCCCCGCGAGGACACGCCGCCCGGACAGTTCGTGGTGGCCCGCGGACCCATCAAGGATGGCGCGATCGGCCTGTGCGTCGTGCACGGCGTCACGCCCGTGCGCATCCTCGTCGAGGATGAGGATCACGCCTTCGCCGACCTCAAGGCCGACGAGACCGTCCTCGCCTCCGCGGCTTCTGGCGGAACGGCCATCCTCTGGAAGGAGGATGGCACCGGCGAGAAGTGGGCCGTGATCGAGATCGGCCGCCCGCCCCGCGATCGGATCGTGGCCATCCTCGGCGAGGCGGAGGAGATCACCGGGGAGCGGTTCCGCTGGCGCTACCCCTGGCACGAGGCCCGCCTGGATGGCGACCCCGGCAGCGAGACCTTCGGTCGGTATGTGCGGATCGAGAACGGCCTGTCCTCCGGGGGCGAAACTGCCAGCTACGCGATCAACCGCTTCGAGAGCCACCACAGCGATGTCCCGCCCGACGACCCCGAAGGCACGGACGGTTTCGGGGCGCTCAAGTCGCTGTTCATCCCCGGCCAACTCGAGAACCCCGACGGTGACCAGGGCTACTGCCCTCGGAAAGCCGCCGTGCCCATGCTGCGACCCGTGCTCAAGGGCGTGGCGGTGGCGCTGACCGCGGAAAAGAACACCAAGGGCAAAACGGTCTGGGCGTTCCAGGCCAACAACCCGGCCGAACTCACGGAGATGGACGTCCCCGTCTGGGAATATGTCTGACATCAAGCCCGCCATTCCCGTTGACCTGGAAGCCCGCCGTGAGCACGAGCGGAAGAAGTACCTCGCGCTGGCGGCGGACGCATCGTCAAAGTACGGATCGACCAACCACGGCCGCTTTGCCTACGACCTCGTCCGCTCCTTCAAGCCCCGGTTCGTCGTGGACTTCGGCTGCGGCCGTAACGACTTCATCCGCGGCCTGCGTCGCAACGGGGTCGACGGCCTCGGGATCGACTTCGCCTTTCCGGAGGCAGATGTGCAGGCGCCCATGCACCGCGCGCCGGTGTCGTCGGCGATTAGCGACGTGGTCACGTGCTTCGACGCCCTCGAGCACCTGCTTCCTGAGGAGGTTGACGAGGTCCTCGCCGAGATGCGCCGCATCGCGGTCGAGGGTGGGCGGTTCGTGTTCTCGATCTGCACGCGGCCGAGCAAGATCAAGGTCGCCGGCGAAGGGCTGCACCCAACCGTGCGATCGCGGGCGTGGTGGCTGGAGCGGATCGGCCAGGTCGGCACGGTGATCCAAGGACAGGAATCACCGAGGTACATCACAGGGACGTTCAACGATGCGTGAAAACAGTGGCGACATCGCGGCGCTCCAGGCGGGGCTCAAGCAGCGCAAGCCGGCGCGCTCCGGCCTGCGGCTCTACACGGCCGACTTTGACTCGGTGTCGCTCTGCGACTTCTACCGGGGACGGTCGGCGTTCCTCATGCTCTCGGGACCGTCGCTCAACCAGCTGGACCTCTCGCAGCTCACGAAGCGTGGTATTGCCACGATGGCGGTGAACAACGCGTGGGCGGTGCACCGGCCGACCCTGTGGACGTGCGTCGATGACCCCGGCCGCTTTATCGACACCGGCTGGAAGGACCCCGGCATCCTGAAGCTCGTCCCGATGGCCCACTTCGACCGGCGTCTGCGCATCCAGCTCGCCGACGGCAAAATGGCCGACAGCGCTTTCCGCGTTCGCCAGATGCCAGGCGTGCTGTTCTACCGCCGCAACGAGAGCTTCGACCACCAGCGGTTCCTCAAGGCCGACACCGTGAACTGGGGCCAGGACGGGGAGAACACAGACTCGCTGGGCATCAAGGGCAAGCGGAGTGTGATGCTCGCCGCGCTGCACCTGCTCCACTACCTGGGATTTAAGACGGTGTACTTGATCGGGGCCGACTTCAAGATGGCTGCGGACCAGAAGTACGCCTTCGACGAAAACCGCTCCCCGCAATCGATCCGGCACAACAACATCCTGTACGACTCCCTCAAGCAGCGCTTCAAGGCCCTGCGGCCGCACTTCGAGAAGCATGGATTCACCGTGCTCAACGCGACGCCCGGCAGCGAGCTGGACGTGTTCGATCGCATCGACTTTGCCGAGGCCGTCGCCCGCGCCGGCGGCGAGTGCTCTAAGCCCGTGAACACCGCGGGCTGGTACGAGCTCAACAAGGAGACCAAGAAGTGAGCGACGCCCCGCGCCGGTATTTCCTCTACATTCCCGTCTGGGCCACGACCCAGGGACAGGGCGGGTCGTCCTCGGGCTCATCGTCCGGGTCGTCGTCTTCAAGCTCATCTTCGAGCAGTTCGTCGAGCTCATCCAGCTCTTCGAGTTCTTCGTCATCCAGCAGTTCGTCTTCGAGCAGCTCCTCATCGAGTTCATCGGGGAGCAGTGGCTCGACGTCTGGATCCAGCGACATGTCCAGCGGCAGTAGCGGCGGGTCCTCTGGCGCGTCATCGCACCAATCCTCCGGTGGATCGAGCGGGCACTCTTCGGCCCCCCAGAGCAGCGGTCAATCGGGATCGCACCCGCAGTCGGGATCGGGCGGTCAGTCGGGAGGACAGAGCGGTGGCGGAAGCGGCGGCCAGTCTGGCGGCGGGGGCGGAAACTCCGGGGGCGGAGGCGGGAACTCTGGCGGTGGCGGAGGCAACTCGGGTGGCGGTGGCGGCGGGGGTGGAGGCGGTGGAGGGGGAGGCGGCGGCGGAGGAGGTGGGGGCGGAGGGGGTGGCGGAGGCGGTGGCGGCGGGGGCAGCAACTGTCTCCTCTTCGGAACGCTCGTCCGCCTGGCCGACGATCGGCTTGTCCCCATCGAGAACCTCAAGCCCGGGGACGAGGTCGCATCGCTCCAGGTGGCGGGCCTGTCGGTCGATGTGCCCTTCAGGGCTCACTACCAGTGGCTCTCCTCGTTCGGGATCACCACCAGCGTGCCCCGCGTGGGGCGTGTCGCGCGAGTGAAACTCGGCGAGCACGCGGGCTTCTTCGTGATCAACCGGCGGATCAAGGTCACGTTCGAGCATCCGTTCATGGCCCGTCGCGGCGATGAGTGGGGCTTCTGCTCGGCGGACCTGCTGCAGGTCGGCGACTGGCTGATCGGCCAGGACCAGCGGGAGGAGCGGATCGAGTCCATCGAGCGGATCGATGCGCCGGCGCGGACGGTGTCGATCCACGTCCCAGGCACCAACACGTACCTGGCCGAGGGCGTCTGGGTCCACAACGACGTGAACGAGGTGAACCAGTCCGGCGTTGCAAACGAGGCGACCGGGCAATCCTCGATCGCCTCCGTGTCGCACGCCTCCGGCAGCCACGCCTCGGGCAGCCACATGAGCTCACACTCCGGTTCGGGCAGCGGCAAGCACAGCGGGTCGTCGTTCCACAGCAGCAGCCACCTCAGCGGCTCGCACTCTTCGAGCCATCACTCTGGGAGCATTCACACGGCCATCGGGTAACCGGCACGGCCCAGGTCATACGGACTGTGCCAGCTTCGCCTTGATCCGAAAATACGTGGCACGGGACGCGCCCGTGTTGGCGATGAATCTCTCCACGCGCTCCTCCTCCGACTGGAGTGAGGGATCATGCTGCACCGCCAGCACGCAGGCTGCGCGGGCGTCTGGTACGACCATCTGCAGGAGGCTGGTGCGCCAGTCCGCGAGGCCGGCCCGTCGGAGTTGCGATCCCTTGCAGTAGTGCCGCATGGAGACAGCCGGAATCATCGGCATGAGCTTGCCGAGGAACTCGTACACCTCTGGATCGTTGAACCATCCGCCGACCTTCTGGTGTACCTCCTCGTTGGCCGGGCAGAAGTGCAGAATGATCGCCCGATCCTCCAAGGCTCGCACGTTGGGGTTGAGGCTCTTCCACTCGTTGGCGATGAGGATGACGCTGCTGGACGTCGTGAACGTCGAGGGCAATGCTCCATCGTTCATCGTCAGGTTGGTCAGCCAGTGCAGGCGCTTCTCACGGACCGTGTTGCACAGGGGCTTGAGGAGACGAACGCAGTCAGGGTCCGCGTAGAGCCGATCGAGATCGTCCAGGACCACCGGCTCGTCCCGATACTCCCAGAGCTGTCGGTACAGGCCGAACGGCTGCATGTGACCCTCCACGTACAGCACGCGCTGAGCGCGCGTGGTGGCCCCCCCAGGACCACACAGCGTCTGCCGGACGCTCTCGCTCTTGCCCGTGCCGTGACGACCGAGAAGCAGCACGAGCCCCAACTCTCCCCTGGCAAACTTCGAAAGGTACAACTCCAGGTGCGCATACCCGGTAACGCGGATGACTTCGTGCGGGATTGATGGAGATCGTGTTCGCGTCGGCATGAGGCACAGTCCGGGGCGCAGGATGGGAAATACTGAGACTCTGAGACTTCCGCCAGAAAGGGCCGATCGGAACGCCCTATCCGGTCCGATCCGGTCGCACGAGTTCATCTCCCTGCGCCTTTCGCGCGGCGGCCTGTGACGGCGGCTCTTTCCGCGGCGATGGGGGTCTCTTGCGACGATGCTCTGCTGGATCAAGCCCTGCCGCCCGGATGGCCTCGTCCCAGTTGGTCAGGTACCGCTTCGCTGCGCCGTACAAGCCAGCATGGTCTCTCGACACCGCCCATGCGTTCATGGGCTGGTGCTCGCGCACGCGGGCGCAGATAGCCTCGATGACGAGCTCCTTGCTCCACGACTGGGAGACCCTCTTCGGTGGCCCTGCGCTCCCGGCTCGAATCCGCCCGGGCCGCGATCGCTTGCGCCGTCGAGGAGGCATGTCCGTGACCCTCGGGTCAAGGCCCGCCGCCGCCACCGCTGCCTGCCAGCCGCCGAAGAAGCGCTGCCCTGAATCCACGAGCGAACGGGGTTCGACCAGGCGGGCCACCAGTGGCTCGCTCCGCAGCGCGCGGGTCAGGATGGCCTCGATCACCCGCTCCCGAGTCCACGGAACGACCCGCTGCATCTTTGTGGGGTCGACGCCGGCGGCCATCACAGCCTTGGACCACGAGCCGAAGTGCCGGCGCGCTGCGGACACGAGGTTGTGGTAACGCTGCTCCACCTGGTCGGTGGTCAGGGGCCGGCGGCGACGCGAGATCGAACGGATCCTGGCAAGGATCTTGCCGGGTGACCATCGCTCCCAGGTCAGGACGCGTTCCGGGGGAATGCCCGCGGCCACGATGGCGTTCCGCCACGAGCCGAAGATGCGCCGGGCCGCGGAGTAGAGCTGGTGGTCGGCACCCTTGCCACCCGCGGCGAGTGGGCGGCCCTCGGCCTCACGCTCGAGAATGTGCCGGATGATCCGTTCGCGGGTCCAGGTGTTACGCATGTTCACTCTCGCGCGTCGGCGATGATCGTCTCGAACCGCGACACAATGTCCCCGTGGTGCTTTGCGAGGTACTCGCGGAGCCGCGTGTTCGTCAGGAGCGACCGGGCGTAGATCGCCAGGCGCAGCAAGTCGATGGTGTACTGCTTGTAGAGCTGGGAATAGAAGTCGTGCTTCTGCTCGGCTTCGGTGAGCTTCTTGAGCAGGTCATTCTTTCGCTGGGCGCGCTTGTCCCACGGGTTATGCTTGCGGCCCCGGTTCTCGCGCTGGGCCGCCGGCGTCTTGACGACCAGTGTTCGCACGAACGACGTGCTGTAGTCCTTGTAGCTCTCCGTCGTGCGGAGGATTTCCTTCTGCCGCTGGGGCTTGACGTGCGTGAACTCCCGGGCGCAAGCGCGGGTGATCTTGCCGGCGTCGTAGGCCGACGCCACGTCCGCGTGGAGCTGCTTGAGCAGCGACTTCTTCAGTCGGTGGTCCAGGCCGGATACTCCCAGCGCCGCCGCGATGGCGTCCTCATCGACCTCGCCCAACGCCTTCTCGATCATCCGGTGCTCCTGCACCGGAGAGACCCTGTTCACCATGCGGTTGCTGGTGAACGCCTCGCGCTGTGCGCCCATGATGCACGGAGCAATGCCCACGCCAAGTTCGACGAGCGCGCGGTAGCGCTGAACACCGTCGAGTATCAGGTAATCGCCGTTCTCGGGGAATACGACGAGCGGCTCGATGAGACCGACGGACTTGATACTGGCGAGGATGCGGTCATATTCGCGCTTGGTGACCTTGCGCTCGCGGAGAGGCCGCAGCTGGATGACGGGAACATCGATCGCGACGGAGTCGTTCATTTCGTGGCCCTTTCCTTCTGCTCCTTCTGCGGCGGGCGAGCGGTCACGTTGTACTTGCCCGTGAGCGCCGGCTTCTTCTCCAGGCCCTCGCCCTGCAGGAGCTGCACAAACTCCCGATCGTCCCAGAGCAGGGCGAGACCATCGAGCAGGGTGTAGAGGCGGCTCTCCTTGCCCTGTGCTTCCCGGGCAAACGAGTCCTTGGCCTGCGTAGCCGTGGCGATGTCCTCGGTGAGCGCCGCGACCGTGTACTCCTCCGTGCCGGCCCCCTTGCGCTTGCGGCGGTCCATGCGCGCGTTGATGATGGCGCGGGCCCTGGCGAAGTTGTTGCTGTTGACGACCCCTTGGTCGAATGCGTCCATGAGCACGTTCTGGATCGTGGCGTCGTCGGACTGGGCGACCAGAACCGCGAACGAGATGGGGATGATGTCCTGCTCAACGCCTTGGATCAGGCGATCCTCGCCGTTCTCCACGAGCTTGATGTACTGGCGGATGTACTCGATGCTCCGGCACGCGATCTTGGCGATCCTTGCGAACTCCCAACCCTCATCGTGCAGCGACTTGAGCTCGCGGGCAAAGTGCATGGTGCCCGGGCGCGCCCGCGCCAGATTCTCCACCAGCGATTCGAGGTAGGCCTGCTTGCGGGTACACGTGACCACCTCTGCACGGATGTGGGTTTTGCCCAGGCGCTGGTGGGCGATCAGGCGACCCTCACCACAGATCAGCTCGTAGAAGCCGTCCTTGGCCAGGAACTTATCGTTGACGCGGATGTCCTTGATCTGCCCAACGGTGTCGATGCTCTGGACGTTCAAGGCGAACTGGCCCTCATCGCGGGTGCGAGAGTTGATGACCCGGATCTTGTCCACTGGGATCATCTCGCGCCGGCGATCCTTCATCAAACGGATGGTTGTCGTGTCCAT